GATTGCGAGACTGGCGTTGGCCTGACTGTTTACCCAGCAGACTACCTGACAACTGAGTCGGCTGTTTATCTGACAACCGAGAGTGGTGCGTTGCTGACAACTATCCCAAGTCTGCCTGACAATTACAACCCGCAGGCAATGTTGCGCTGGTCGGATGACGGCGGCCATACATGGTCCAATGAGCATTGGCGCGAGATGGGCGCTATTGGTCAGTATGGTTACCGCACAATATGGCGCAGATTAGGTATGACGCTCAAAATACGTGACCGTGTGTATGAAGTGTCTGGCACTGACCCCGTGAAGATTGCCATCATGGGCGCTGAGTTGCTAATGTCACCGACCAACGCATAATGGCCGCATCTCCTTCACAAATCCCAGCCCCACGGGTTCCGTTGGTGGACTTGCAGACCAACACGGTTTCCCGTGAGTGGTTCATGTGGTTCAACAGCGTTTATTCTTTTGTTGGCGCTGGAACCGGCATCTTGGGAGTAGCTAACGGTGGCACGGGTTTGGGAACAACGCCAATCAATGGTCAACTGTTAATTGGTAACGGAACAGGGTATTCCCTTAGAACATTGTTTGCTGGTACCGGCATATCAGTTGCCAATGGCTCTGGCTCTATTACGATAACCAATACTTTGCCTGACCAAACGGTGGTGTTGACAGGCGCTGGAACCAATGTTGTTACTGGTACTTACCCTAACTTTACAATTACATCAACTGCCGTAACCAGCGTAACCGGCACAGGCACGGTTAATGGCATCACGCTAACAGGAACGGTCACTAGTTCAGGCAATTTAACCCTTGGCGGCACTCTTAGCGGAGTTAGTCTAACCAGTCAGGTCAGCGGTATATTGCCGGTGGCTAATGGCGGTACAGGCTCTGGAGTAGCATACACAGTCGCAACTCTGCCAACAGCAGGGACTCAAGGGCGTAGGGCTTGGGTAACTAATGCTTTAGCACCCATGTTCTTGGCCGCACCCGTTGGTGGTGGAACTGTGGTTTGCCCCGTGTTTGACAACGGTACTTCTTGGGTAGTGGGATAATGATGCAAGTCACCTACGGCGCTGGATTCAATGTTGCTACGGATATGCGGGGCAAGGTTGCCGCACTGCAAGTAGAATTGTCCAACTTTCCACAATACCAACCTAAAACTACGCATTATTTTCACGGTGGAATGTACTGCCGAGAGGTTTTTCGTGAGGCTGGAGTTTTAGTTGTTGGTGCTGTACACAAAAAAGAACATTTTTATTTGATTGTGTCTGGCACTGTAGCCATTACAACGGATGATGGCGTTCAAGAGGTTACTGGTCCTCACTTGTTTTCAAGCAAACCAGGAACAAAACGTGCAGTTTATGCAATAACTGATGCGCTTTGTATGACTTTTCATGCTATTGAGGCTAAAACTGTTGAAGAAGCTGAATCTGAACTAGTTGAAGAAGAAGCCAGCAACAACTATAGTCCTGGTAATAAAATTAAACATCAACCAATTGAGGTGTTGTTATGACTTTTTGGGTAGCTGGTGCAACTATTGGTGGTGCTGCTTTAGGTTATTTTGGTAGTCAATCGGCAGCACGAACGCAAGCTGATGCGGCAAATCGTTCTGCTGACTTGCAGGCTGCTGCGCTAGACAAGCAACTAGCCTTGCAGGAACCTTACAGGCAGGCTGGTCTGACTGGTCAAAACCGATTGATGGAACTGCTTGGGCTTGGTGGAAACGCTGGTGCTGCTGATTATGGCAGGTACGGCAGGGACTTCAGCATGACTGATTACCAAGCAGACCCTGGCTACGCTTTTCGATTAAACGAGGGCATGAAGTTGCTTAAACATCAGGGTGCTAGCCGTGGTGGCTTGATCTCTGGTGGCACCATGAAGGGCTTGCAAGACTACGCCCAAGGATCTGCTTCGCAAGAGTACGGCAATGCGTTTGCCAGATACCAAGCTGAACGAGCAGCACGACTTCAATCTTTAGGTAATTTGATGTCATCAGGCCAAGCTGCGGCAAGTAATCAGGCTGGCAATACTGGCAACTATGCCACAAACGCAGGTAATGCGTACATGGCTGCTGGCAATGCTGCTGCCGCTGGTCAATTGGGTGCGGCTAATAGTTTGGCTGGTGGTCTTACGTCTGCTGCAACTGGATACCAAAATCAAACCAATTTTAATAATTGGTTGGCTAAAAATAAAGGCCCAGTTAGTATGCCAGGATATGCCGTAAATTATTACGATGGAACCTACCAAGGACGTTAATCATGGCTGATCTAAACGCACTAATCGCACAGGGCTACCAGTTCCAACCACCACCTGATCCCTTTGCTCAGTATGCAAAAATGCAGCAGTTGAATGTTGGTCAGAACCAAAATGCTTTGGCACAGTACCAACTTGCACAGGCTCAACGACAAGATGTTCAAGCCAATGCTTTGAATGCTGCTTATGCCTCGGCAACAAATCCTGAAACTGGAGAAGTTGACTATAAAAAAATTACATCTGCTTTGGCGTCAGGTGGTGCTGGCAGTCAGATTCCTGCTGTTCTCAAGAATCAACTTGAGTACAAGAATGCACAAACTGAAAGAGATATTAAAAGCACGGAGTTGCTATCTAAAAAATTAGCAATGCTTCCAGAAGCCTATCTTAGAGCAGATACGCCGGAGGCGTATTTGCAATTGCATCAGTCTGTACACGCTGACCCAGTAATTGGGCCTTACCTTAAAAGCGTAGGTGCAACACCCGAAAAAGGTCTTGCTACTTTGCAAAATGCTATTCAGACGGGCACATTTGATGATTTGCGCTTGAAGTCAATGCAAGGCGTTAGTCAAATTCTTGATAGCATGAAGCCTCAAGTTGTTGGAGCAAGCAGTTCCGTTTACAACCCAAAAACGGGAACCTTTACTCAAGCGCCTGCTGCGCCTCCTGTACCTACTGATGTAAAAAAACTCATAATGGAACGTGACGCATTACCGCCAGGAAGTCCAAATCGCGCCATTTATGACCAACAGATCAAAGATCTTGGTGCAACAGCGCAAGCTGCTCGTGATCGTTTGGCATTTGACCAACAGAAATTTAAATGGGAAAAAGACAACCCAGGCCATGAGTTGATTCAAAACGCTGACGGCGAATACTACGCCGTGGACAAACGTACACGCGCACTTACGCCTTTGATGGTTGGCAGCGTTACTCCTGCTGCTGCGGCTTCTGCTGCCGGTGCTGGCCGTGGATCTGTAGGCGTTACTGATGGCCGCGCAGCGCCAGCCGCTGGTGTGCCGTTTGTTGGCAAGTCTGCTGGTGGAACTACTGAAGGCGAACGTAAAGCCGCAACTCTGTTGCAGCGTTTGGAGTTTTCTCAAAGTCAATTAACTCAGGCTTTGGTAGATGATCCCAATGCAGCAAAACCTGGTGTATTGACATCAGCACTGGCTAAACTGTCAACGCCTTTGGCAAACACATTGACGCCAGAAGCGCGGCAACGTGTGGAATCAGCACAGTTAGATATGCTTGATGCTGCATTGACTCTTGGAACTGGTGCAGCATATACAAAAGAACAACTTGAAGGCTATAGAAGTTCGTATTTTCCTTCGGTTGGTGATGGGCCAAAACAAATAAAGGATAAGGAAGCACGTTTGAAAAACGTAATTTCTGCTGCTCAAATTGCTGCTGGAAAAGCAGGAAAATTAGTTCCAAAAGCACCAACAGTTGTTCCTGCTGCTGTTAGTGATGATAGAGCCAAAGCCGACAAGATTCTTGGAGAATAATATGGCTACTGCTGACCAATACGCTAAATGGATCGTTGACAATAGCCAAAAAAAAGGAACAGCCGATTTTGATACGGTTGCAAAAGCATATCAGCAGGCCAAGGCTGAGGAAAGCGCTCAATCAAAAGGATTTGATCCTATAAAAATGTTGATGAATGCCCCTAGTAGTTTGTACAAAAACACTATTGGTGGCATTTCTGAAGCAGTTGCACATCCTTTAGATACTGCACAAGCATTGGGCGATGTTGTCGCTGGCGGTTTTTACAACGCTATGCCTGCTCCAGTGCAGCGTGGTCTGACTGCGTTTGAACAATCACCGTACAACCCTTTAGGAAATCCTGCGGCACTGCAACGAGCGCAAAATGTTGCTGGCGCTGTTGGGCGAGATTACGCCAACACTTATGGGTCTGCTCAAGGTTTTGCTAGAACAATGGAAGAAGATCCATTTCGGGTGGCTGGAGATGTTTCAATGTTGTTGGGTGGTGCTGGTGCTGGTGCCAAAGCAGCTAATTTGGGGAAAACAAGCAATGCACTTGCACAAGCATCTCAGCTTACAAACCCAATCAATGCATTGATTAAACCAGCCGCAGCCGTTATTAGTCCTACCATTTCTCCACAAATCCAAGCCTTAATGAAAGAAGGCGTTGTGCCTACGCCTGGCCAAATTCTTGGCGGCGCTTACAAGCGCGGAGAAGAAGCCTTAACTAGCGTTCCTGTGCTTGGCGACTTTATCAAAAACGCACAAGCAAGAACGGCACAGCAAGTTAACACGGCTGCGTTTAACCGTGCGCTTACGCCAATTGGTGAGAAGTTGCCAGAAGGCGTTGTTGGCCGAGAAGCTGTGCAATTTGCATCAGATAAGCTGGATGACGCTTATGGAAAATTATTGCCAAAAATGACGATTGTGCAGGATGCACCATTTCAAACTGAAATTTCTAATTTAAGAAACATGGTTGACGGTGGAGCAATCAATCAAGCCTCAAAAGATTTTTTTAACAAATGGTTGGATAACAATGTCTTGAATAAATTTCAAGGACAGGGCGCTGTTACAGGACAAACATTGAAACAAGTCCAAAGTGATTTGCGAGAAACAATTAGTCGCCTTGGTGTATCAACGGATGCAGACCAACGATTGATTGGTGAAGCCTTAAAAGAAGCGCAAGATCAAGTTCGACAATTGGTTACAAGAAGTAATCCTCAGTTTTCAAAAGAACTTAAAGCTATTGATACCGGCTATGCCAATTTTAAGAGGGTAGAACGTGCCGCTGCTGGTCTTGGCGCAGAAGAAGGAATATTCTCACCTGCTCAGTTACAAAGTGCTGTTAAGGCAATGGACAGAAGCAAAGACAAAGGTAAATTTGCCAAAGGTGAGGCTTTGATGCAAGACCTATCTGAGAATGCAAAAACTGCGCTTGGAAGTAAAGTTCCTGATTCTGGAACTCCATACCGCGCATTGGTTGCAGCACTTGTTGCCTCTGGTGGCGCTGGTGCGGCAGGATTTCAAGGTGCATCTACAGCACTTGCGGCACTTGCTGCGTCACCTTTGCTTTACTCCAAGGCCGGCCAAAATACGTTGGCAGTATTGTTGTCTAAACGACCTGCTATGGCAAACCAATTGGCTGCTCAATTAAGTGGTAATGATCCAGCTAAAATGGCTGCATTGCTTGGCGCTAAAGCCGGTAATTTACCAACTCAGTAAAACATCATGGAACAAGTACACGAGTTAGCCACCGAAACCGACAAGCGTCTAAGCGTTCACGAGGCAGTCTGCGCCCAGCGTTATGAAGGAATCCAAGCGCGTTTTGATGAAAGTTCAAAGCGCATGACTAAGATTGAGTATTTAATCTATGTGCTGCTGGCGGTAGTGTTGCTTGGTCCTGGTGTTGCCGCTGAATTCGTTAAGAAGTTGCTGAATTTGTAACCATGATTGACCCCATCACGCTCATTGCTACGGCCCGAGCGACCATAGCAGGCGTGAAGCAGGCTATTGCGTTGGGGAAAGATGCCTCCGAACTTTTCCATCAATTCTTTGATGCCAAAGATGCGGTGATGAAGGAAAAGGCAAAGCCGAGCAAAAAGTCTTTTCAGTCGGTAAACTCGCAGGCAATGCAGTTTATCCAACTTGCAGAGGAGATGCAGCAGGTGGAGGAAGAAATTAAAAAGTCTTTCATGCGGCGTGGCAAGACAAACTTGTGGATGGACTTCCTACGAGAGAGGAACCGGATCGTGGCACAGCAAAAAGCAGACGAGATTGAGGCTGAGAAGGCAGCCGCCAAGCGCAAAAAAGAAATTGGCGAAGTAGTGGAGATGGTGCTGCTCGTTGTTCTTGTGTCCTTGGTAATCACGCTAGTGGCTTGGGGTACGATGGAATACGTGGACTTTATGCGGAGGTAATCATGCTACTTGATTCAATTCTAGGTATCGGCAACAAGCTGATTGACAAACTGATTCCTGACCCTGAAGCCAAGGCTAAGGCGCAATTAGAACTGGCAACGCTTGCTCAAAATGGCGAACTCGCCAAGATGGCAAACGAAACAGAAATTTACAAAACGGAGCAAAACAATGTTACTGAGCGTTGGAAGGCTGATGATGCAACTGATAGCTGGCTCAATAAAAATATTCGTCCTTTGTCTCTTGTCGCTATTTTTGTTGGTTATTTTCTGTTTGCGCTTATGTCAGCTTTTGGTTACAACGCCAATGAGGGCTACGTCAACCTACTCGGCCAATGGGGAATGCTCATAATGTCTGCGTATTTTGGCGGCAAAACGCTTGAAAACATCATTGCGATGAAGCACAAATGAAATCAAACTTTGAAGACTGCCTCGCTCGTGTGCTGGCCTCCGAGGGTGGCTTTGTAAACCATCCGTCCGACCCAGGCGGCATGACCAACCTCGGCTGCACCAAGGCAGTCTGGGAGGAGTTTGTTGGGCATCCTGTGTCAGAGGCTGATATGCGTGCCTTGACGCCTGATGCCGTAGCGCCTTTGTACCGGCGCAAGTATTGGGACAAGGTAGCTGGAGACCATCTGCCCAAAGGCTTGGACTATGCGGTGTTTGATGCCGCCATTAATAGTGGGCCAGGCCGTGCCGCCAAGTGGCTGCAAGAGGTGGTTGGAGTCGCTGCCGATGGCGCTATTGGACCAGCCACATTGGCTGCAATAAATGCCAAGCCGGTGCAAAATCTGATTGTCCAGTACAACGACAAGCGACTCCAGTTCCTTGAGAAATTACCTACTTGGGGAACCTTTGGCAAGGGCTGGGGCAACCGTGTTGCCCATGTTCAATCTGTCGCCAGTCAATTAGCGTAACAAAAGTGTGTTAAGTTTGCAGGGTTTTGAGGAACCATTGCAATGATTCAACTTACAGACGCAGAATTTATAGAGGCATGGAATACTTATAAATCCGCTGCAAAAATGTCAAAAGCTACTGGATTGCAACAAAGGTCAATCCATAGGCGGCGAAAGGTTTTAGCTGAAAAACACAATGTTGATATGAGGTCAACAGATAAGCGAACCACCTATTCTCCAGTTCGTCCACCATCAGAACTTGGCATTGAAAATGGAACAGTTATTGTTTTTTCTGACGCTCATTTCTGGCCTGGGCTACGGACTACTGCTTTTCAAGGTTTACTTTGGGCGATTGAAAAGCTACAGCCGAAAGCAGTTATTTGCAATGGCGATGCTTTTGACGGTGCATCTATCTCTCGCCATCCACCTTTGGGATGGGAACGTGTCCCAAGTGTCATTGATGAGTTAAACGCCTGCAAAGCATCATTGGGCGAGATAGAAGAAGTTGCCAAGAAAGCGCGGCACAATGTAAAGCTAATGTTTACGATGGGCAATCATGATGCACGGTTTGAAGCACGTTTAGCTTCCAATGCCCCGCAGTACGTCCAAACCCCTGGCTTTAAGCTATCTGACCACTTTCCTGAATGGTCTTTTTGTATGTTGACTTGGGTAACGGATGATGTTGTTGTTAAACACCGATACAAGGGTGGCGTTCACGCTACTCATAACAACACCGTAGGGGCTGGCAAAACGATTGTAACGGGGCATTTGCACAGTTTAAAGGTTACACCCTATGCAGATTACAACGGCAACCGTTTCGGCGTGGATACGGGCACTTTGGCAGAGCCTTACGGCCCACAGTTTGATTACGCAGAAGGCAACCCTTTAAACCATAGGTCTGGCTTTGCCGTATTGACATTTAAAGATGGTCAGTTGCTTTGGCCCGAACTAGTACACAAGTGGGCAGATGGGCAAGTTGAGTTTCGCGGGGAAGTGATTGATGTAGGAACAATGTAGAGACAAAAAAGAACATTTAGATAACTAAACGCTCAATTTTGTCCCCACAAAAATTGCATTAAGCTGCTTCCAACTCATCCTCTAAGTCGGATTCCTCATCTTCTGGCTCAACTTCGTAGCCATCGGCGTCTTCCACCAAGACCCACTCACCGGTTTCTACGTTCAGCCAGTACCAAGCCTCATGCTCTTCGTCGTACCAGCAGAACACATCAGCGTCTTCGTCGTAAGTGTAC